TATATGCAAACATGCATAGTTGCAGTTGTATGTCTTGATACTTTTCAGGAACGTCAGTAACGGTCGTAGGGATAGTATTTGGATACATTACATTCAGTATAGCATTTTTAGCTATGCGAATATAAAGCGTCAACAGCGTGTCTTCGTCAGAACCTGTAATGCCCAATATTAGCTTTAGATCATCTATATCCATAGTATCTCCTATCCGTTAACTGTAGGTGGTATAAATAAATATTTAAAACCTATAGTAACTGTTGTAACTTCATCCGAGAAATCATCGTTATACTCTTCTTCGAGCTTTGACCCTTTCTCCATAAAGGCTGGTCTGCTCTTCATGTCGGTTTCTATCTCCGCCCATGTCTATACCTCAAAAAGGGCTAGATTAACTAGCCCTGTAAGTTTAAGCTTCAAATGTTTCTACGCTAGTCTTAGCCGCAACTGTTGAGCCAGCAATGGACGCCTGTACAACAGTAAATGTGTCAGTTTCTTTTGCCACGCCTGCTGTAGTATCTGTAGATGCTCCGAATGTTACTCCAGTGGTATCCGTATCTACAAAGCCAAACGCTAGCGTTGCGTCATTAGCCGCTGGTGTGATAGCTGTTAAAATAGCTGCACCTGCTGCACCACTAACTGTGAAGAAAGCGGAAACATCTTCATCGTCACCAAGAGCAGTTCTTAACAATGCGCCTACTTCGCCAACAGTGTCATCTTCTGCTCCGATTGGAACGACGACTGCTTTAGGCGAGTTTGTCATACCTGCCGCTGTTACTGTCATAGTAATGTCGCCAGCTCCAGTGCTCTCACCTGCTGTGCAAGTGATAGTTTCTACCTGTGAAGTTCCACCTAGCCACGCTTGCGCGTCACCGCTAACAACTACTGTTGCCTCACCCTCTACAATCGAAAGTGTAGTAGATACGATAGACGCAGTACCTGCGCTAGACGTATCCGCAATAGAGTTACCAGTTGCGATGTCAGCTGTATACCAATCGCATACAACATCTTCGTCGTCCTGAAGCTGTACTAATACGCTTCTAGTCCATGCCGTAGCTAATGGAGTAGTTGATACGGTGGATGGTGTTAGCACCCACTTTAACCCTCCAGAGGCCACGTTTTCCATATGAGTAAGATACGCCCTAAGTTCTGGCTGTATCCCTAATAGTTCCGCCGCTTTTCTCATGGTCTACCCCCCTAAACTGTTGCTGTGCCAGTGATTGAGCCATGATACTCTTCTGGCCCATAGTTAAAGCCAGCTTGAGTATAGATGTATCCACCCTTTTGAGCCGCAACTACTGCTGTAGGAACATCGGCAATAACTTTGCCTTCCCACGGACAGAATACAGGCTTACATACGCTCATGTCAACGATATAAACTTCGTCAGCAGGCATCTGTGGTGCATACTGAACACCAAGCATAGTGAAATCAGTTTCGATCTGCTTAATATTAACACCACCAACATTTCTGTCAGTTGGAGCATAAGCATAAGCATCTGTGATAATCTGCTTATTATATGAGTTGCAGAACAACACCATATTCTCGAAGATAGCGCCGTTATCAGCCATCTCTTTAATAAGGGCGTCGATGTCAGCCTTTGTAAGGTCATCTCCACCTGCCGCAACTGTGTTAGTTGCGATAACGCTCTTAAGTCCGTCCATCTTACCGTTTGTTGCTGATGTAGCTGATGCTGCACCAACGCCCTTTAAGTACGAGTACTCTAGGTTGATAGCAAGTTGTCTTAGCGCACCAAATCTTTGGAACGCAAGCTCGTCACGAACTGGTTGATCTGCTCTAGCTAGTGATACTCCGCTAATCTCGTCTGATGTAGACTGCTTAGCATTAGTTACTGCGTAGTCGTGCTTCATGATTTGAATATAGTTCAAATCTTGTGCTCTAGTATAAGTAGTAGCTGTTCCTGCTGCTGCTGCTGTTGCCTCTGATTGAGTCAACTGAGCCGCTGCGTTCAAGCTCCATGGTTGTGCGATCGGATAGCTGAAACTCTTTACAGTCTCTGCGCCCCTTGCAAGTCCGCCCATCATGTTAAGGAATGGGGTCTGATTCGCTCCGATTAAAAATAATTGCCCAAGATAATTCAGGTCTTCTCTATCTGTGTAAGCCATTTAGCATTACTCCTTTTGTTGTTGTTTTTTAATTTCATCCTGCAGCATTACCATTGACATTACGTCGCCTGCCTTCTCGGCTGCACCGTATTTCTCGATCAATGTCTGCTTCACCTTTGCATCACCCTTAGGTGGTACTGGTGTTGATTTGATGTACTCGTCCTTAAAGTTAGTTTCAAATACTGCTTTATAGTCCTCAAAACCCTTTATGAAAGACGAAATATCACCGTCTGCTAAATTTTCAGCCATGTCAGTTGCTACCTTTGATTCAAAACCCGTTCCAAGTAAAGCTTTCTCGTATGATGATATTGTTTCTTTACGCTCATAAAGCTTAAGCTTGTCCTCTAGTTCTAACTTTGCGATAGCCTCATTTTCCTCGGCTGTATTTTTAGCTCTTAATTGTTTTGTTAAGTCTCCAGTTTCTTTTAGCTTTTTGTCCAAGGCGAGTTTTGATTTTTTGTATAGTGCCTCAAAATCAATTACTGGTTCTACTACTGGTTCTACTACTGGTTCTACTACTGGTTCTACTACTGGTTCTGCCATTCGTTACTCTCCTGTGTTTTTTGTGGGGTTCTCTCCCTCAGATTGTGTTTTTATAGGGTTCTCTCCCATAGTTTGTTCGCTTTTCTTTCTCTCTTGTGCTTCTTTAAGATATGGTTCACTCTCAATGAATACATTTTCTGGATCTGAGAACAAACTCATAGTTTCGATTACTGTACGTGGGTGTATGCCCATTTCCATTAGGTTCATGCCCGTTTGGGCTTTCACCATCATATTATTAAGCTTGCTTCTTGTAAACTTAATGTCTACCTCTGACAAACTCAAGTTATTAAGGTCTGTTTCTTTGCTGTCGTTCATTATCTTAAGTGCGACTTCTAAAAATCTCTTTTCAGAGCGGTCAAATATAGTCTCAAACGACTTAGCCCACGCCTCGGCAGAAATCCAACCTTGACCTATTTCCATAGATGTGCCTGTATTTCCTCCTGCACTTGCGTTTCTGTCCGGCATACTACATATTACTAGCATGCGCTGATATAAGAAATCAACAAGCGTTTGCACTTGTGTTTGATTCAGTTCGCTTGACATGATCTCGATGTCAGCGTCAACCCCGGGCTGACTTTTTACTTGCATAAATCCAAGCTCGGCTAGCGTCGCCTTTGCGTCCTCGTCTAGTTCACAGTTTACAAACTTAACGAATGCTTGAACAAACTGCTCTACTCCATCCACCCTGCTAGATGATAGTGAGTTTAATGTGTTTAGTATTGATATCACTGGTTCAAAACAACCCATTCTGTCTACATTTAGTTGGTACTCGATTATAGGCAATCCAACAGGATTATTCATAGGATCAGACAAGTGCTCTGCCTTTATCTCAGCAACTACCGTCTCGTACTCTATTTCTATATAGAATGCTTTGGTATACACGCCTAAGCGCACCCATTCAGTCCCATCTGTTTTTTTATATGTTGTATATTTGCAATTAACCAATGGTTCTTTACCAAATGCATTTGAGTAAATTACAAATGTATCTAGTGGTGAATACGTGTCGATTGCAAATCCAATGTCGTTTGCATACGGCAATACACACCTGAAACCTGCACCAGTTCTAAATACCCAGTTCGCAAGTTCAATATCAGCCGTTGCCTTGAATGCCTCGTCCATATATTGATTTAACATAGCGACATCTTCTACCTTAGAAGCTTCGCCTATTAAATCTTTACCACGCTTCACATACTGCACTGTATCACCGAACACGTAGCCGGTTTTAAAGTCAGTTATCTCAAGTGCGTGGTTCTCTACTACTTTATTGTTAATTGTAGGCCTTACAGTCTTCTCTTTCTCGAGAATCTCTTGCTTGCCCTTATACATATTGTTCAAGGTTTCGCTATCTTGAGCGTTTGCTTCAAAAATAGGTATAGCGTCGTTCAATATCTGTGGGATATTGTCTAATGTTGGCTCTAAGCTTGTAAAAATCTGCTCTCTGCCATATTTAATTAAATCATAGCTATTACTCATACACGCACCTCTACGGAGTGAGTATAGCAGAAAATGTGTGCCATTGTCAACCCCTCTAAGATTTTAGGTTTACAATAGGCATAAAAAAACACCCAACGCAAGCGTCGGATGCTTATTTCTTACCATTGAGGCGGTAGTGCCGAGACTTTTGCCACCCTCACACCTAACAATAACATTATTAGACCTGCGAGCGAGTCTGGCGCATCATCGTGTGGATTTTTACCAGATGGCGAGTATGTAGTCAGATCTCGCATTGCTTGTCTGTACTCTTGGCTTGAGTTTGCGTAGTCTAGGAAGTATATAGACCTAATTTCTGGGGCATATGTCATTATCCTGCCCTCTTTGCTCTTTTTACTACCCGCCTTGTACGATACAATGTTTAATCTGATATTATCTGCCTTAAGCCCGAGATCTATGCTATCTGAATACTCGTGGCCACCGTTATCTGCCTCAAAGCCAGTAGTGTATGGCAAATGCTTCATAAGCCTGCCAGTGACTAATGGTTTTGTTATTGACTTGTCACCTTTATTATATATCCAGTCTGTAACATACAGTGCGGTTCCGTATAGTTCACCAAATGGCATTGAAAGGAAGTCTCCGCCACCCCAAGCAACGTCACACCATGACATTTTGTTGTCTGGGTCTCCATCAGGCAAGACACCATTGAAATGTTGAACTTCATCAGCAGGGAGCAGTAATCCGTCTCTCAAGAACGGAACTCCGCAATACTTTGCTTCCCAATCAGCCTCGTCTATACTTTCTTTTATATCTAAGAAAAATTCAGTACTAAATCCAAGATTAAATGGGTAAAAGAAGTTACTCTCGCCATTTTCATCTAGTGCTGGTATATTCGTGAACTTCACCCTCGGATTGTCTTGATGTTGCTCAAATATTCTGCCAGTGACATCATGCACAGCCCATCTCGTGCCGATATGCAACTCGAAAGAACCCTCTTTTTTCCTGTCTTTCATTTGTGTGGCATATTTGTTATATTTACTCAATAATCTTATCGGGCTAATTGCTTCTTCGATACCTTCAATCAGGTCATCACAATACAGACACTGCTCAACACGGATATTACCCGTCCATGCTCCGTCAGCACCTCTACATGTTGTTGACGGGAAGTCATTTGCGAGTTTATGGTTACTATTACCAATAGGTAGTATGTCGATTGTTTTCTCTTCGGCATTTGTCTTGACCTTTAGGTTGGGGAACACGTCTTGCCAGTGATATGTGATTTTATCCTCGAATATGTTAAGTAGTCTCTGATAAAATCGTTTTGTAAGCCCGCCAGAGTACGCGGCCATAGCGTTCGGGCGCTTTGGATTCCTTAGCATCAACCAAGCGATAAAAAACATGCCAAGTGTTGACTTACCTGTTCCCG